CGGCAAAGTGAAGAAGGGAATTAAGGTCTAAACCGCCATCATTCCCACGCGTGAGTCGACGTCATGTTCTCTAGAGCAGAGATCCTGGATTCATCATCCGGGAGCTCAACTAACAGAGTCATAATCAGACGACCTTGAAGGTTATCTATGTCATCGAATGCAGAGGAGCCTTTTAACTCCAATGCACTCACGACCTCCCGAAAGACCGCCAAAAAGGCAAGTCCGTAGGGACCGGTTAATGACATCTTGTATTCCCATTGAGTGTTTAGTTCAACGGGATACTCGAGATTAAGACACACTGATAGTGCCTCTAAGACATGATTGACTTGGTGTGGAAAATCATTGCGGTTCATACCCATTCTCCTCGGTTCACCCACTGTGGAATGACGTACTTTGTCATACGCCACCTACCCCGCTCCCCCTGAAGTTCAACTGTCAGAGGGGAATCGGAGCCGCCTACACACTTCCAATCAAGATACTGCGGCCTCTTTTCGAGGCCGTATAGGCTCTTGAGGAAGAACTGTGTGTCACAAGGCTCGTACGTCGGCTTAGAAAAGCTCGGCGCAGAGACTTCAAACCCCTCGTGTCCCCAGGGGGCTCGACGAGGTCTTACTTCGTCGAAATCCCCAAAGAGACTAGAGTCTCCGTAGCCGTCCGATATTCTCGGACGGCGGAAGTATTCGGGCAACATGCCCTTAAACTTCTCATACGTGGGTTTGAACCGACCGTCAAGGCCCCATGGCAACCCGCGCGACGAATGTCGCCGAATGTTGTTAAGGACCAGCAAGAGACGGTCGGTGGACACTATATCCTCACGGATATAGAAAGGCGTAACGTCGCATCCGTTAAAGTAGTGCTTACCGTACGACTCACGGAATGGCCCACTTGCAAAGCTCTTCTTTGGGTTCACAGTGAATCCGCAGAAGGAAAGTAGCTTACACAAGGGTTCGTACACGTTACCGGAGATGACGATGTCATCCCCATAAACGAGTAAGCGACGCTCCTCTTCGTCATGGAGTTCAAGGACGGCTTCACAGAGACTCCAGAAAATCAGAGTCTCCAATTCAAACGTGAAGCCGTTCCCCATAGACGAAACCTTCTGGTACGATACCTCAGTACCATCAGGTAGAACACCGACTGGTGATCGAGCATGCTCGATTGCACTAAACCAGTCGTTCGGGAGTAGCTCAGCCACTAATCGCAACGATATAGTGTCTGAGGCCGACGACAAATCAACAGTCGCCAACTTACCGGTCTTACTTCCCTCGAGAGCCAACTTTTGGTTGTTCTCTTGGGTATCAAGATCGATACCTACACGCCGAAGACGCTTCCGAATCAAGCCACCGATCCCCTTCTGAATCCAAAGATTCATTTGGGGCTCAATAGCAATAACTCGGTCCGT